GATCCAATCTTATCTGCTGATTGTCCATTATATTTATCCTTTCTATTTTTACATAAGTAGTAAAAAAGGTTTTAGGAGTTTCCAGCATTTAGTAGAATTTTTTATTGAAGGCCCTCAAGCTGTTTATTAAGGTCTTCACGAACAAGCAACAAACCACTGACATCCACTGAAGAGATCGTCTTCTGAATATCATTAATTGCCTGTTCCACTACTTGAGCGTTATACATTAAATTCTTTTACTCCTTTCGATGAAATTTTGTAAATCCTGACTTTATCTAGAAATATTTTTCTTGGCAAGCATCAGGTCAAGCGTAACCTCTTTAAACTTCATTTCATCAGAGGTTAGTGCTTTATTGGTGCGATTCCATTCCAAAACTGTGTCAATCCGTTTCTGGAGTTCAGCATCGGCTGACGTTTCAGTTTCGTCTAAGTTCTTCTCGATCTTAGATTTTCTAGGCATTGGCTTTTTGAGCCTTTCGTCAATTCCATCGAGTCGCTTACTCAGCGATTCCACTACATTTAAAACCTTAGACAGATCATTCTCTGATCCATCCGTAGATTTTTTTGTTTCTTTTTTCTTTTCTTCCTCTTCAACTTTTTCTTCTGCTTTAGTTTCTTTAGCTTCTTCTTTAGAGTCTTCGTCTTTCTTATCATCTTTCTTTTCAACATCAGCAGTTTCAATTTCTGCTTCCACTTTTACAACTTTTTTAGGATAATCACCAGCAGGGGGTTGCGTTTGCACTCCATCAGCAGCACCAGCTTCAGCAGGTGCAGATTCCGCAACTGCGGCTTCTGCCACTTTTGGAGCCGCTTCTACTTTAGGGGCTTTGTCTTCAGTACGCACACTATCAGCAGCACCAGCTTCCGTAGGAGCACTTTCGCCCACAGCGGGAGTAGTTGGAGCATCTTTTGGTGTTTCTTTTGATGCCACTACAGTGGGTGCACTTGCAGCACCACTCTCACCCAAACTCGGTGTAGTAGGGGCATCCTTCGGTGTTTCCTTGGCACCTGGAACGGGTTTATGAGCACCCTCAAATGCCTTTTCCAATGTTTCTACTTTCTTTGCCAAGCCATCAATAAGCTCGACTAACTTATTTAAAGTTTCGTTAGACACTTCTTCAGTACCTCCTGAATTAGATTTATAAGTATCATAAGCACTTCCCAAAATTTCTTTTGCTTTCTTATGAATTACTTCTTTTTCTGAATCTGTTACATTATATTTAGTCATGACTTCCAATGCTCGGACAGCATGAACTTTATCTGGCATAGGAAGAAGTCTTTCTTTAGTTATAATGCCGTTTGCCTCATGCTTACGTATAATACCAAAATCGTCGTCACTCAAATGCTCTAATTGCGGTTGATCTAAAACTTTTTTAACTAGAGCGTCAGCTTTTTCTCTGTGTTCAGTAACTTCAGTTTTAAGCGGGTCTTCAACTTCCGTTATAATAAACTTTTTAACGTCTTCTACAATTTCGGTTTGATAGGGAACCCCGTCAACTGATTTTACCAATGCAAAAGAACACAAAGGATTCGCAGGATTGTCTACTAAAGATAGTTCATTTAATCGGTATTTTAAAATACGATTGATCATTTTCTGATCACCAGAACTCATATCTTTTAGGAATTGCTGGGTCTTTTTTATGGTCTGCCCACCAATGGAGAATCCTGTCAAAATTCCCTCTTTAATTTTTTGCCAAGTATCCTCAGCACCTTTTGAAACATAAGCTTCTACCCAAATTTTCTTTTCACCGTCATTGGGAATAACTTCAACGGCTTTTCCAACTGCTTTTGGTTCATGCATCTCACGAATATTGCCTTGCCAATTCGCAAATGCTTCTTTACTACCAAGATAATCTACAACTTCACTTTGTTTATCAATATCTTCAGTTGTAGCCCAACCACCGACAGTTCTTTTTTCTTCATTAATTTTGCTAATCGGTGCATACAATGTAAAATCATGTGTCATAACCCTAGTCCTCCTAGTTGCTTTCTCAGCAATTTTTTTTTGTTTTGACATTAGGGGGATATTAATATCCCCCCAACTTGACTAACTATTAAGAAACTGTAACTGTTACCGTAGAAGCTACCAGACGCAATCTAAGAGCGTGAGTATCACCTCGATACCACACGTCACCTTCTTTTACGTCTAACGGGTCAGCAGTAAGTGGAACCAAACGAATTTGGTTAATATTAACCTTATCAAACTCAATAACTCTGTCACCCATTGTAATCAATCTCCTTTATTTTTATCTAGCTAGATTAAAGACAATCCCTACAAAAATATGAATTGTCTTTAAAAGTTACTTTGTGAACTACTTTATTACATTTATTACATACAAGCGGTTTCTTTTCCCCGAATCCACCAGAAAAGAATAATTTTGGCTTACAGCCAGGAACTCTATCTAATGATTCCTTGTGAGTTGACGAACATTCAAATATAGAACCATCGTCGTGCCGCACAATAAATTCTTTGTCTCCTGTGCGTTCTATCTTTGTAGGTTTAGATTCTTTATTGCTCATATATTGTTAACTTTCGCGTTTATTCCAAATAATTCTATAGCTTTTTTATTATACGCTAATGCTGCTTCTAGTTCAGTATCAAATCTTTTTTGAAATACCAGTTTGCTGTTCAATGTAATTGTAACACGCCATTTTTTCTTAAATTTGTCCCAAGAAACCCCGATATATGGAGAAGTGGCATTAAACCTTTTTATCCCTCTATGTACTTCATTTGGGTTAATACCATTTTCTTTAAATATTTTCCATGTCTTTTTAGCACTTATACTCTGTTTTTGCTTTTGCTCTTTTGAGATCGGACCAATTTTTTTACCTTTACACCAAGGAGTCATACCTTTTTTAAATCTAAATGGTTTTCCTAACTCTAAAAATTCTATGCTATCTTTTGTAATTTCGGTACTTGGAGAATAATGTTTACCTTTATTTGCCAATTTAATTTTAGTTATAACTTCATTAGAATGAACATGGCCTTTTTTAAATTCAGTTTTAAAAGATAGATGTCTTCCTTTTAGGGCCTTACTAACTTTTTCTTTTACAAATTTATATATAAAATATTGCCCGTCACCGCCGCTAGTGCCATTCGTTAATTTATTGCCTAATGAATTATAGTGCTCAATCCAATAAGATTCTCGCGCAGCCCAATTATTTTCGTTACACTCTTCAAGTACTATAATTTCGAGATTAGCATTTTTAGACAAAACTTGTTTAATCCAATGATTTTTATATGTTTCTTTTTTTAAACTATATTTATTTAAGTGTTCTCGCAACCTTTGTCTAAGATGCAATGTTTTTCCGATATATCTGATCTGTTTAGTAACTGAATCAACCAATCCATAAATATAAATGATTTTCATTCATTGAACTCCAAGTCACAGCGACAATTAGATAAACAGTCGTTATGACCAAATTCTTTTTGAAATTCGTCCAAACTAAATAATTTTCCTTCATTCTCAAGGCAACCTGGACAAACTTCACCACCTTTACCTTCGGTCGGATGAATCCTCCAGTAACCAAATTTAGGTTTAAAATGCCCTTCTTCTACTTTCGCCTGTTTTAAGGCATGAACCATACCAGCTACCGCTAATCCACCGATTGCTGCGGTATACAGCAATGCTCTTGTTTTCTTTGGGTCTTTTAATTTACTATTTATTTTATCTTTTAGTTCATCGTAGCTGGTATATGATTCACCCATAATGATATTTAAATCGGATTTAAGATCACCTTCAAATCCATCAAGATAATTATTATTTGCATCTAACTCATCTTGTATAATTTGCTCATCTTCCGAAGTCAAATCATCATCCATTTCTTGACCACTAATAACTTGACCCCGTATTTTTCCCAATTTAAAAGCATCCATAAATGGCTTTTCAGCCGTATCAGACATTTGCGTTTTAAAATCGGCAAGCAAATTATATACTAAAGTTTTTTGCTCGTCATCAACTTTAATTTCTTCTTGCTTTTTTGGATTTGTTACTATATCAATGATCTGTCTAAAAGTACTATTCCAAAGTCTTATTACCCGTCTTGCGTAGCGATTTTCAATCTTTTTCGATTGTTTCGTTATTTTTGGGTCAATGGCTTTTCTCTTAAAAATATTACTTGAATCCACATTAAACTCGATAGCCCCTATATTTGGGTAGTCTTCGGAAGACGTAATAAATTTAACGTTATCATTAAACTTATTTCTAGCGTCCTCTAGAGAAATGGGTTTATCAAATTTTAAAATCATTGTTTAACCCTGCCATGCACCAATATTTGTTCCATCTGATGCCGTACCAATGGCAGGAGAGCCATTTCTAAGTGAATAGAACTCCTGGGGCGTTGATCCAACTAAATTAAAAAATGGATCAGCTTGAATACAATTTTCAAATTGAAACAAGTACTGATCCGTAATATTTGCTCCACCCACTATTGGAATTTGGACACGGCAGGTAGGCTTTCCTATAGATCGCCTAATAAAACGAGAATCAAACCCAGGAACCTGCTGTTTCTGACGACCATTCAAATGTCCAAAGTATTCATACTGGTATCGTCCAGTCAGGGGCCAATAGTACCAGTAATTATCAAAATACAAGCAATTTTTAATAGTAAAAGTCCCGATTAACCCCGCATTTCCTGTTAAGAACATTCCGTATACTAACAGACGAGAAAACAAGTTGTCTCGAAATGTAATGTTTACAGAATTAAGTTTATTTGTACCCGATGTCCAAAACGACGTGCCATAGCGTCCACAATAAGGAGAATTAATGTTTGCAGCATGTGTGGCAATCATGTTTGTATCTACAGTATTATGACAAACCAAAATAGTACCAGACGAGGGAGAATTAACCGTAGCAGGAGCAAGCTCAATGCCATATCTAGCACCAGTAATATAATTATAAGAAATTTCACAAGTGCCTACTGTAGCTGGAATATAAAATGTAATTGCTGCCTCTCCCCTACTTGTATTAGTCTGTTGATTAAACCAATTATATTTAATCTGAAGATTCTGAGCATTGCTAATCTCAAGACTAGTATAATAAAAATTATAAATTTGGTTATTTAGCAAATTAAATCCGTTAACTAATCCCATGTCTCCAACAAACCAACGTCGAAAATTATGAATCTTACAATTTTGAACAGTAAGATTAGAAAACGTAACTCCATTAGAAGCTCGTAAATATCCCAAAGATACACCTGCCCGTGTATTGTCAATATCTAGACCATCAACAATAATATCACTAGCCCCGAATACAAGGCCATACACATACGTTGTAAAGTTTAAACGGACATTCGGATAACTACCAGGAACATTAGCCATAAGTGTAAGGGTCTTATTAATATTTAGTGTATCGTCAACAGAATAGACCCCAGGATTTAGTAAAATTCTATCGGTAGGCGCAGCACTATTAATTGTTGTTTGAATACTAGTACCTGGATTTATTACCCAATCAGCCATGTGATACCACCCTTTAGAGTAAATCTTCGTGTATACTTTTTCTTACGTCTTCGTGTGTTATAATTATTTCGGATAGCAAACGACTATACTGAGCTAATTCACTCGGCAAAGTCTCTCGCAGATTAAAAATAGCAAGAGTGTGTATATCAATTTCGGCTATCAATTCATCTTTTGTCATTGTTACGACCTCACAGTCAAATCAAGTTTTACATTAACAGTTTTCGCTGCCGTGAAACTAATTCTTGCATATAGCTTTCCTGCTGCTAGTACATCATAAAGTAACTGATTCCCAAATTCCGCAGCATTAGAGATTCCATCTCCCGCTAAATAGGCATTAACTAATGTAGACATAGTTGTAATTGTATTTCCCGCAATTGTCTGCGCCCTACGAAATTCACTCGAAGTATTAAACAAATAGAGTAAATCTGTCATAACCAAATGACTAGCATCAGTGGCAGGAACATTAGTTCCTCCTGGACCAGACCCACTTGCAAATGTAGTAAAAACCAAGGGAACCGTTGCCATAAAAAGAATTTGGTCGTCTTTTCTGTCAGAGTGACTATAAAAATAAACAGTAGGATTATCAAAAAATCCTGCACCTGGATTTGCACTAATGTAAAGTCTTCCGAAAATTAAATCAAAAGCATTGGCTCCGATTGTAACATCAAAATCCTTTGTTTGCTCTGCACTAAATGAAACTGGTGTGGAAATAGTTGAAATAGCTCCACCCCCGCCTCCAGTAACCTCTGACCAACCCGCATCCTTCCTGCCGTAGGTCTTACCATCAGAAGGAGCATCTTCTAATTTAACACTATCCAAATGCTCCAAAGCCTCTTTTACTGTTACACCAGTAACCGACGAATCATTAATATGAGTAGAAGCTTTATTTTCTACAGGACGCAAATCCTCTCCGATAGTTCCAGCGTTCAATAGTGTAATTATTCCACGAGGTAAATGCCGAACAAAATTAATACCATAGTGACTAGTATCAGCAGGTTTACTTCCAGCATTATTCCAGTCTACAGTAACTGATCCAGATGACTCACTATCTTCACACCAAATACCAGAAGTTTGCTCGTACAATTGGGCACCAGTAATGTAGGTATTTTGGAAATCAATATAATTTGCCAAATTTACATGAATCCCGTTTGATCCTCCGATATTACTATCCCGAAATTGTAGTTCATTCCCTGCCAAGCTAGTTCCAGCAATGCCTTGGACAACCACAGAATAATCAGATGTAGTACTTCTAAATGAAATACCAACTACCTTCATATCCCAAGGTTCAGGGTCAGTCCCGTTATCTTGAATTATTAAACAAGTACCTGCTCTTTCAAATTTAGTGACATATTGACCGTATCCGTACAAATGAATACCTTGGTATTTAATAGTTACTTGCTCTGTATACGTACCAGGAGCTAAAATAATAGCAACTGGACTCGCATAGGAAGGAACCAGTGTTTCAGCATGATTGACAGCAGCCTGTGCCGTTTTAAAGGGTCTATCTATAGACCCATCTTCAGTATAGGTATCTGTTCTATTTTTATTAACATGTAATGTACTAACAACCTGCGGCAAAAATTCTGGACCCGTAGCACCAGTCGGTCCTGTAGCTCCAATTGGTCCAGTCGGACCTGTCGGCCCCGTAGGACCCGCCGCCCCCACAATTTTTAATTTAGCAGTTCCATCTCCAGCGTCCGCACCAGCGGCAGGAAGATAGCCTTTAATCTCATGTGTAACGGGATCAACAATAGGCACCATTAAACAGGGTGCAGGTTTTTTATTTTCATCGTAGGGTTGGGCTTTTATTTGCTTCCCAACATAGTCTTTTGGATCAGTAGGCATTTTTGTATTGCTCCTTTAAAAAGTAACTTGTATTGTAGCGGTTCCGTCACCATTATCAATTGCCTGTATGGGCAAGTATCCTTTGATGTCATGAGTGATCGAATCAACAATCGCTAACATTAAAACATATGATCCTTTTGAATTTTCATCATAAGGAATCGCTTTGATTTGTTTTCCAATATAATCTTTTGGATCAGTGGGCATTTAGTTCACCTTAATTTTCTATGGATTTATTTTGTAGTACGTGCAGTAATTCTAACGTTTTTGCCTGATTTCGCAAAGTAACTAAAAGTGCTGTAGTCAATCTTGGTGGCATTTCAACTGCATCATCGGTTTTCATTCTATAGTAAAAAAAGTGCGTTAACTCATGGATTAAAACTAGTTCTTCACCATTATAAACAATTACGTCAGTTCCAAAAAACTTACTTTTTCTATAAATACCAAGAAATGACATACCACCCATACTTCCGATAATTCCATTATGATCAGGTATCGCTTTATAAACTTTTACTTTTTTATTAACATAGTATGCTTCAAAAAAACTTCTTAAAGCTAAATAATAAGGCTCAATTTCGGAAGCAGGAACTCCGTATGCGATTATGTGGGCACTTTCTGTTTTTTGTGTGCTTTTAAATTCAAATTTATTAAGATCAATTCTATAAGCACAACCAGGATTCCAAGTATAGAGGCCCCAATAAATACATGCAATTGCCAGAAAGGTTGCAACATGTGATTTATTTATCCTCATCAGTAAAACCAATCCTTAACGTCGCATTAATTCCTTGTTGCTTTAAAACATCAATAGTTTTATTTAACAATTCATGCTGCTCTTTTTCAGTGCCCTTTTTATTGACTTTAATATTTAAATTATTATTGTCCATCATAGGCATTTTTTCAGCACTTGTTTTTTCTTGTGTTTTACTTGGGCGACCAGGTTCATTAGGAATATTGGTAGGGTTGCCTTCAAGATTGCCAGGTTCCAATTGATCAGTCGGAGGTTCCTGTCCTAGCGGAGTAAGATTCTGCTCAGGTGATGCTGGATCATTTAATTTTTCCAAATCACTAACGGGCACCATTCCCGCAGCACCTTTAATCATATACTCATCACCACCATCAATAGGTTTTAATCCCCGAATTTTCCTACGCTCATTAATATTAATAACACCAGAGTCCAAATCAATTTTGTCAATTTGTACTTGTTTAATATCCTCTTTGTCGTCGGCGTCTTGCCATTCAAATTTAACGTCATCAAATGAAAATTCAGCTTTAACAATCTCTTCATTAAAATATGATTGTAAAAGATTCAATAATGTTTTAACGCCACGTGCTTTAGACAGCTTCTCTTGTACTTCGGCTTGATATTGAAAGTTCAATACAAAACCAATATCCTGCGGGCTAATCCCGTAACAAGCACATTTAATAGCCGTTGTCCATTTCAAATACTCCATCATCTGCATATCTCTATTAGTTTGAACACGCATTGGAACAAACTGAATTTTGTCTGATCCCGATGTGAATACTAACTTATGAAGTCCACCACGACCTTGCACTTCCTCTTCCCACAATTTTTGAAATACTTGTCTTTGATCTTCTTGCACACTTTCCCCAAGATTCACAATACCTGGAGGAACATTAGAATGTTTAAAATAATCAATATTATATTCATCAGCATATAAACTAGCCGTAATAATATAAGCCGCAACCTCCAGAGGGGATAACCCGTATCCTGAATGTTGCGGATTCTGCATTATATATAGCATTTCATCGTTCTTAAACTCGCATCGTAAAATTCCTTTTTCTTCCCATGCATATGCGGGTTCAGGGTCTTCTGGCATTGTGCCGTCTTCATTGCGGTAAATTTTAATTTCTTGACCAGGTATGCAATATAACTCTGCCAATTCTCCGTAATAATTATAATTTTTTACTAGTGCTCCTGAATCATAAACTAAAATATCATCTAATAGTAATTCTAATAGTACTCTAAAAGAGGTTTCTGTATTATTTGGATGTTCAAAAATTGCTTTAACAGCATGGGTATGTGCTTCGGCATCCTGACGCAATTTCTTTGCAGTGGCTCGAAAAAGCCAACGTATTCTATCCCGTTTTTCTTTATCATCTATAGATGAGTCATCTAAAATAATGTCAAGTTTTGTTTGTACAGATTTTTTTAATTCTGGATTAAGAATATCACTTTCAAATTCAGGAACATCAAAACCATACGGATTGATTCCATCCACAGAAGAATCTTCCCATCGGTCTAATTCAGTTTCCATACGGGCTGTATCAGGAACAATATCCCAAGGAATCCCACTGATATAACCCTTAATAGTTCTACGGATAGACCAAGTAATAGGATCAGTATTGGCGAGTTTACCTAACGTCGCACTATTTAGAACAAACTGCCGCTGCTGTTTTTTATTAATCGTTGTATTTACAAAACTAAATACACCCTTTCTTGGCATCGGCTGTGGTCGCCCAGGAGCCACATGAAAGGCTTTAGAAATATTGTTAGTTATGGATTTGAATATATTATTCATTTTTTACCTTTTCACAAGAGCGTTCGTTAACGCCACTATAATTTTGTGTTCTAAACGATCCAGTTGTTTAATATAGACTTTTTTGACTTTCTTTTCTTTTACGTGAGCATTTAGAATTGATGAAACCAAATTTAATAATTCACTTAATCGAATGTGCAATAATTCGTGAATGATTGTACTATCTGTTTCGTCTGGTTGCTTTTCTATTAAACGCTTATTTAAATTTACTACCGCCTCATGGGATTCTTCGTCAATTATTACGAATCCATAAGTTGTATAGGCTTCCGATGCTTTTTTAGCATCAAAAAGTGTCATCCCACAAGAATAATCGCTTACCCCAAGTAATTTAGCAAATTTTTTAACTTTACTTCTTAGTACTTTTTGTAAGGGCAATTCTTTTCTTCGGGACTTTGCGCTCTTTCTTTTGTGGCTTCTTTTTGCGGTCGGCATTGCGTTTAGCTCTCTGCTCCAGTTTTTCAAGACTTAGAAAAAAATCCAAAATATCATCCCATCCGATAGGCGGCTTTTTTGAGGCTATTTTTTCCGCTATTTCGTTAATCTCCTTGGGATATTTGCGTCCGTCATTCCATGCGTACATTCTCCAAACCCACCTTAAAAAACAAACTAATAAATTTTTTACAAATGCCCTAAACTTCACTGTTAGGTATTGCACTCTTGGTAAAAGGGTCCTACTATTGGACTATCACTATGTATTCCCATCCCTGACGGCGGGGTAACTCTATTAGAAGAAAGTGGTTGCTGATGTTTTTGTCCATAAGCAATGTTTTTCTTTCTTCGTTTTGGACCTTCTAAATCTTGTCGTACCAGCATTAATCCTGGTACGTCTATAGAAGCAATCTCTTTATTTAAGATTGCCAAACGACCACTAAAATCACGTAATTTATTTATAAGTTCTATACGAAGTTTAATATTCATATTAATGTACGAAAAATTTTATAATTTGAATTGTAGACCAGCCAGTTGCAATAAGGATAGCGAAAGCTTTAAGAATCAGTGTAAGAAACTCAGATACGCCCGTCAACTTGGTATTTTTTATTTCCATAGGCTTAATCCTGGCTTCTAACGAATTTAAAGTCACACCGATCTCTTTCAGTGCCGTTGGAATGTGGTTTGTTAATTGCACTTTAATAATTGCAATATCTTTTTGCATTTCTGAAGTTTCGATTTTTAAGTCGTTAACTTGTAGTTTTACGTCATCTAATTGTTTTTCTAGAGCATCATAATCCATAAAACACTCGATTAACCATTCTGTAGTCTATATTTTTGAGACTGTAAGAAATTTTCCCAACTATCAAATTTATAATTTTTTGTATCTATAAAAATATGATATTCGGGTTTGTTGAACATTACTCTGTCATATGGAATTTTTTTCTTCTGTAACCAAACTTCAGTAGCGGGACCAAGACTAGAATCTCGTCTACTATAAATTAAAATTGTATGGCCCTGAGCTTTAATTTGCTCTAGTGCCTCTTTTGCCCCAGGTAGTACATCACATTTTTCTACATCGGCAAGTGCAACAAAATTAGTTACAGAAGTACAAACAATCCCGTCTAGTTCAACTGCAATCAGCATTATTTTTCTCTCTTAACAAAAGCTTTGACTAATCCTGCCTCGATTAGCTGGTCATTAAATGACTTCTGCTGCCCGTCAAAGTATAGAAATACTAAATATTTTCCCGACTTTTCTGCCTTCAATGATTTAAGAGTCAATTCCTTATTAAGAATATTGTCAGTTAAATGCTGTTTTAAAGCATTTGATTTATCCAATTTATTTTTTAAATCAGATGTATCAATGCCCGCAAGTTTTACTTTTTGATTAATAACTACGCCAAATCCTAAATCAATAGCAACTTTAATGGTGTCGTTATCAATAATATCCACTACTATAGCTTTATAACGGTACATTAGCCCCTCCGTTGTTATTTTTAATTCCTTCCATTGTACCTCTAGCGAATCCTTCCGCAGCGACTCCCACAAGTTTAACTAGCAAATCCGTAGCAGCAGTCCAAGCAGCTTCTCTTTGTTCTTTAGGTAGTTTGCCGATCAACTTTTGGGCTATTAATCCAAAAGCTTTGATCAAGATTCCATCAGGAACAATATTAATCAATTTTAGTAAAATTGAGCCTAACTCTATTTTTGGTAATTTCATATATTTATTCGATTGTAAATTTCAGGAATTTGATACCTTGTTCACGCATTTTTTTAGCACAATTCGGGCAAGTCTCGTCAAGGTCTTCAGGAGAAACCTTAATAATATTGCCGTCTTCGGCTTTCATAAATTTTTTCTTTTGATATGCTGCCGTACAAATAGCAAAGGGGTTGTCAACGTCTTTACCTTCTCGTTCTAAAGCCGCTTTGCAATTCTCCATCCAATCAGACGGAGGGGCCTCACCTTTTTCTACATCAGTAGGTTCATCGGACTTTTTAGTAGTAGGAACTTTTCCAGTTTTCGGCTTCCCTATTTCAGTAGCAATTCCTCCCGCTGCTGCTCCAGCAATTCC